TGATGCAATTAAAGAACGTATGAGGGGGAAGACGATTGTATTTTGTCTCCCAGGTCGTGGATGCTCATACATTTTTCTGAAGAACTTTGTACAACTCTGTTTTGATCTGGTACAAAATCAGATGGCAATTCAGATTTCTCAAGATTATTCATCCATGGTGAATTTTGCACGGTGTAAAGTGCTTGGTGCAAATGTTCTCCGTGGTCCCAATCAAATTCCTTGGGATGGAAAACTTGAGTATGATTATCAATTGTGGATTGACAATGACATTGTTTTTGATACAAACAAGTTCTGGCAACTGTGTGATCTAGCTCTTCCTGTTGAAGGACAAGAGCGTGAAATCGCCGCAGGTTGGTACGCTACGGAAGATGGTCACACAACTTCTGTCGCGCACTGGTTGGAAGAGGATGATTTCCGTAAGAACGGCGGTGTAATGAATCATGAAACCGTTGAGTCTATTTCAAAGCGCAAGAAGCCTTTCACTGTGGATTACACTGGATTTGGTTGGGTGCTCATTAAGAAGGGTGTCTTTGAGAATCTTGAGTATCCTTGGTTTGCTCCAAAGATGCAAGTCTTTGAATCTGGTGGAGTTCAGGATATGTGCGGTGAAGACGTTTCATTCTGTCTTGATGCAAAGGATGAAGGATTTGAAATCTGGTGCGATCCTCGCATTCGTGTTGGACATGAAAAAACTCGTATTATCTGATGAACTACAACATACTTTATAAAGGACGTAAAATTTATACGAATCTCAGTGCAGAAGATTGTACTGAGATTCTTCAAGACTTTGCTGAGCGTTTTTACTCGGATGAAGACGTTGATCCCAGTCTTCTTGAACTAGAAGAAATAGCATGACTTTACAACATCTTTATTTTTCAGAATACGTCCCCACTTATCAAAAAGAAATTATAGAAGAATCACTTATTGTTTCAGATAAGGTTTGTAGATTATATGATGGTATGGTTGCAGATCATCGTAAAGGAGTTTATAAATATTCAGGAAATTTAAATAGCACTTGGTTATATCCTGTTTATAATATCTTTGCTGCTGCATCTCCATCAAATCATTTCTATTACTTAAATGGTTTTATTAACTCAGCAGTTAAAAATCATTTTCATGCAGTTTTAAAATATCCACCTGATACTCAGATTTGGATGCAATCTTGGATTAATTTTCATTCAAGCGAAGATATTCTTAAGAAGCACAATCACCTCTTCTCATGGCACGGATATATTTCTATTGATCCAAAAGATAGTAAGACAGTTTTCTTTGACAAAAATGGAAAGGAGAACTATTATGTTGAAAACAAACCAGGATTAATGTACATTGGACCTGGTGATATATATCATGAAGTTCGTTTAAACACTTCAATGCAAAATGGTGATCATCGCATTACACTTGCATTTAACATTATGACAAGTCATGATCCAGACTTTTCATATAATATGATTGATGGATCATCTTTTATTCCAGTTTTTTAAGGAGTTGCATTTATGGCAAAACGTCCGTCTCTTACAGGTAAGGTTGTTATTGAACCTAAAATTAAAAAGACTCGTCAAGGACAAGGTGGTAGCACCAAGTATGCAGCATCCTCTCGTAATGTTGCAAAGAAAAAGTATCGCGGACAGGGTAAATAGTTAAAAGATAAAACTTAACACATGTCTTGCTTAATTGCTAATCTACCTTCACAAGAAGTCTGGGTTCGTAAAGAGTATTTGACCGATCATCAAAGTGGTTGGGGTGAGTTTGTAAAAGGCGTCTGGGTATCTACTAAGTCGATACCTGGACGCGCTTTTTATTTTGAGACATACTTACCAGAGTATGCTGCAATGTATGATAAACTTCCTATCAGTGCTTTTTTATCTCGCCCAGAAACTCCAAACCCTGATTTAAATCTACCAAATCTTCAGTTTTGGAATTGCATGGACTATGGAGTGGTCTCTGTGCGGAAACAATTTATCGGATCTATGGATTATGAGTGCTATACTCGTGACTTTGGACCTCAAAAAGGGACTTATATCTGCACTTTGGATAACTATCATCAAGATCCAGATGTGATTGACTATGCAACAAGTGAAAATCCAGCTGAACATAAGTCACATAATCTAATTGAATTACAAAACGGACAGTTTGCACTTTATCCTAATAACAGAATTCGCATCTATGACAATAGTTTAACTCCTAAAGAACCAAAAACACCTGATTTTAAGGTCTCAACTCGTTATTATCAGGTTGAAAACATCTATGAACGACTCGCAATGGGTAATGAAGACGAATATTTTTGGAAAACAGCACAAGAACGGGATAGCAACCCCGTAAAAAGTTCTGATTTTAACGAATCAGGAGCACAAAATGACTAAACAAGTCGATAAAGATAAAAATTCAAAGAAACTATACAATGAAAAGACAACAGTATGAAGCAAAGATATAAGAAGAAATCTTATGTATTATTTTGATCTAACAGATGAATGGAAATCAATTCATTTAGAAGATCTCTGGGTCTATAATAAACTGTTTCTAGCGCACTCTCTGGGGCATCTGTGTGGTCCTATAGGGTGCTCTGTTCCAGTTCCAGGTCATTATATAGTAAGACCTAGTATTAATTTACTTGGAATGGGTCGTTTTTCTCGTATTGAGTACATAAAAGACCATACAGATCACTTTCATCCATCAGAGTTTTGGTGTGAAGTCTTTGAAGGGGAACATCTTAGTGTTGATTTCTGCAACAAAAAGTCAGAATTGGTAGTATTGGGTGCAAGAGATGATCAAAATCCTCTATATAAGTGGAAAAGATGGCAAAAAATTGATAGACAAGTTGAATTCCCGCCCATTTTGAACAACTTAAGGGGGTATTATAAGTGGATAAATTGTGAATTTATTGGAAATCACCTTATAGAAGTGCATTTTAGAAGAAATCCAGACTTTCGATATGGTAATAACATTGCGATACCTGTCTGGAAAGACGAAAAAGTTGAAAAAATTGAGAATTTGAAGTTTGTAAATGATAAAGATTACCTAAGAGAAGGATTTTACATAGATTTTGCGGGATAGTAACCCCGTAAAAAGTTCTGATAACCCATTTTTCAGAAATTTATGGAAAATTCAAACCCAAAAATGCTTAGAGAAATTGCAAATGATGATTTAGTACCAAAAAAGCACAACTTTGAGACTCAAAGTGAGTTACATGAGAAAATTCGTAATGATGAAGACTATGATGATTGGGATTATGGAACAGAACCCATTCCTTTAAAGGAGTGGAAGTGAAAAATACTTAATAAATAAGAAAAGAAACATCATTTTCAATGCCCGTAGAACGAGTTAGTAGGGGTTTTAAAGATATCAGTATGACCTTTCAGACTAACCCTCTGAACTCGGATTTGATTGCCTTAAAAAATGAGAATGCAATTGCTCGTTCTATACGTAATATTGTTTTCACTTTACCTGGGGAGAAGTTTTTCTCCCCAAGATTTGGTTCTGATGTAAGTAGGGCTCTATTTGAAAATATTAATGATATTGGAGCATCAATTTTAAAGGACCAAATTGAAAGGTCCATTCAGAAGTATGAACTAAGAGTAAATCTTCGTAGGGTTCAAACATTTCCTGATTATGATAACAATGGTTTTGAAGTGTTAATCATATATGACATTATTGGGATCGAGGTTCCAGCACAAGAGTTACAATTCGTCTTGCAATCGACTAGGTAAATGCCACTAATCAACTTTAGTAATCTGGATTTTGCCCAGATTAAAGAATCAATCAAAGATTATCTAAGATCTAATTCCAATTTTACGGATTATGATTTTGAGGGATCTAATCTCTCAACTATCATTGACATCTTGGCATATAATACCTATATTACCTCATACAACGCAAACATGGTTGCAAATGAGGTATTCATTGACAGTGCCACTTTAAGAGAAAATGTAGTTGCTCTTGCCAGAAACATTGGTTATGTTCCAAGATCAAGAAAAGCAGCAACTGCTACAATTAATTTCTTCATTGACACTACAAATATCACTCCAGTTCCACAATCTATTGTTTTAAAGAAGGGACCTGTTGCTAGTACCTCAAATACTTTTGGAAATCAATCTTATGTTTTTTCGATTTTAGAGGATGTCACAGTTCCAGTAATTGATAACGATGCAACTTTTGACGAACTTAAGATTGCAGAAGGAACATTAATTACAGAGACTTTTACTTTTTCAAGTAGAAATTTAAATCAAAGGTTTATCTTAAATAACGCAGGAATAGACACCGATTATATCAGTGTAAGAATTAAAGCAAATGAATTTTCAACTTCATCAGTAAAATATTCAAAACAAGATAACTTATTTGAAATTGATGGATCATCAAATGTTTATTTCATACAAGAAATTGAAGATGAAAGATATGAATTAATTTTTGGTGATGGTGTTTTTGGAAAAGCACTGGAAGAAGGTCAATTTATTGAAGTTTCTTACATTGTAACTAATGGAGAAGGTGCCAATGGAATTTCAAACTTCTTATTCAGTGGAAGATTAACATATAATAGAAATTCTGCAGAATATGTTGTAACCAGTGGTATATCACTTTTAACTACTGGATTAATATCAAGCGGTGGAGAACAAATAGAGCAAGTAGAGTCAGTTAGAAAGTATGCTCCCAGAATATTTGCGACTCAAAATAGAGCACTAACTGCAAATGATTATGAAACGCTGATTCCATCCAAAATTTATCCAGAAACGGAATCAATATCAGTTTTTGGTGGGGAAGAATTAATTCCACCACAATTTGGAAAAGTTTTTATTAGTATCAAACCAAGAATTGGTGATTTTCTCCCCAACCTCATTAAGGAGAATATAAAAAGAGATCTTAAAAAGTATGCAGTTGCAGGAATTGTTCCAGAAATTTTAGATCTAAAATATCTTTTTGTTGAAGTGACTTCAAAGGTTTATTATAATACAAATTTGGCACCATCTACTGAGTATGTTTCCAGTATTGTTCAGGCAAATGCAAGAAAATACTCAGAATCTACTGAATTAAATAAGTATGGCGCAAGATTTAAATACAGTAAGTTTTTGAAAATAATAGATGACAGTCACTCCTCAGTAACTTCAAATATAACAACAATTCAAATGAGAAGGGACTTGAGAGTTGCATTAAATACTATTGCAGAGTATCAAATTGGTTTTGGAAACAGAATTCATATAAAGAGTATGGATGGATTTAATATTAAATCCAGTGCATTTCAAATTTCTGGTATAAACGGAAACGTTTATATGTCGGATGTTCCAGATACTAATAGGACAACGGGTTCTATTTTTCTATTCACAGTTCCATCAGTATCTTCACTATCCCCCACAATAGTAAGAAGAAATGTTGGCAGAATAGATTATGTAAATGGAATTATAACTTTAAATCCTATTAATATTTTAAGTGGTAAAGTTAAAGATGGGCAGACAATCATTGAGATTTCCACAATTCCACAATCAAATGATGTAATCGGATTACAGGATCTTTATTTGCAACTAGATATTGGTAATAGTATTTTTGAAATGGTTATTGATGAAATCTCATCGGGATTAGATCCTTCAGCATCCAACTATATCGTAACCTCAAGCTACAGTAACGGGAACCTAGTAAGATTATAAGACATGAATATTAAAAAGAGAATTCAATTCAGCAATATTGTAAGAGATCAAGTACCCTCTTACGTTAAGGAAGAATTTCCTCTTATTGTAGAATTTTTGTCTCAGTATTACACTGGACAAGAATTTCAAGGTTCTCCTGTAGATTTAATACAGAACATAGATCAATACATAAAAGTAGATAACATAACCAATTTAAGTGAGACTACAACTATTCTTTCCAGTGTCGATTTTTTTGATGAAGAAATATTAGTTGATAATACTAGTGGTTTTCCAGACTCTTATGGTCTCATAAAGATTGATAATGAGATCATTACATATACTGGAAAAACGGATATTTCATTTACAGGTTGTGTAAGGGGATTCTCTGGTATTGTAGAATACACTGAATCAGATCAATTAGGGGATCTAGAGTTTTCTCAGACTGATATAGAAGAGCATATTTCTGGATCTGTAGTAACAAATTTAAGTGTTCTGTTTTTAAAAGAATTTTTAAAGAAAATAAAATATCAATTAACACCAGGATTTGAATCCAGAGAATTTTTTTCTGGAACTGATAATTCTTTTATTACAAGAGAAGTAAATCAGGCATTATTTTTAAAGCAATCTAGAGATTTTTATTCATCAAAGGGAACTGATGAATCTTTTAAAATTCTTTTCAAAGCTCTTTATGGTGAAAGAGTTGATGTAATTAAACCAAAAGAATTTCTCATCAAACCATCAGATGCAAATTATCAAATAACCTTCGATTTTGTTGCGGAAAGTTTAGATGGAGACCTGTCAGAACTAAGAAATTCTACTCTTTATCAGGATACTTATGGGGAAGATATTTCTAAAGCATATGCACCTATAACAACAGTAGAAAAAATTACAGTATATGATGCAGTAAGAAGAAATACAGTAAAACCTGTAGGAGTTACTACTGACACATATTATAAACTTAGTGTTGATGCTGGATTTGATAGAGATATCAGTGTAGAGGGATCCATTTATGGAAAGTTTTCATATCACCCTAAAACAAAATTAATCGGTGAAGTTGGAGTTGGAGCAACAACTTTTGATGTTGATTCAACTATTGGATTTCCAAGACAAGGTGAATTAGTTGTTGTCTATAAGGATACAAGTGTTGGTATAGTTTCATACTCATCCAAAACAATTAACCAGTTTTATGGATGCTCAAATGTAACAGGAACAATAGTTGATGGATCTAATATTGATATTAATACTTATGCTTATGGTAGATCTGTTGTAGATGGAAGAGAACTAAGATTAAGAATAAGACCTGTTCTTAATAATTTAAAGATAAACGAAGAAACTTATGGGTATGAATCTGGTGATAAGATAAAAATAAAAACTTTAGGTATAGAAAATAAAGAAAAAGTCAAGAATGAGTGGATATTAAATATTGCAAATAACTATTCTGTTGCTGGAATAGGTTTAACCGCAACAAATACGTATAAAATTTTTGTTAATGAGGATCATAGTCTCCATATTGGAGATAGCATTACTATTATTAGTAGTTTAGGAAATGAAAAGGACTTTGTAGTAAAGGACATTTTAAGTTCTAAGTCTTTTATTTGTGAGGGATCCACTTTTAATTCTTTGAATGCTTCATTCTCAATTAAGAGAAAACTATTAAAAGGAAATTCTGATCAATATTCAATTTCAAATGTTGTAACTAACGTACAAAATACGTACATTGACGGGGAAAAAGTTTTAGTAGCTTCTCCTTCAATACCATTCTACAATCAACAAAAAATAGATCCTAAAAGATCTTCATTTGTTCTTTCTGGAACCTACATTGGAGATACTTTTAAAATCACTGATGGAATAGATCATAATTTCCAAACTGGCGATGCCGTTTTTTATACTCCAGAAAGATCAAGTTTTACAACCTTTAATTCTTCTGGAGAACCAGTAATTGCCTTTAATGTAATTAGTTCTCTGTTTGATACTGGGGTTTATTTCGTAAAAAGAGTGGATGCAAATAATGTTAAATTTGCTTTAAGTCCATCTCAAATTCATAGTGGCGAATTTATTAATCTTCAAAGTGAAAGAGTAATAACTAATAATAAAATAGAATTATTCAATTACTATAATAAAAATTTATCTACTCAAAAATTATTAAGGGAAATATCTCCACCAGTATTTAAATCAGATTTACAAGAAACCATGCCAGGATTAACTGGAATATTGGTTAATGGTGTTGAAATATTAAACTATAAATCAAATGATGGGGTTTTTTATGGTCCTATTAATTATATAACTGTAACTTCTTCTGGTTCAGGGTATGATGTGATAAATCCTCCCGTCTTATCAGTATCTGATAATATTGGATCTGGTGCTACGGGTAATGTATCTGTTATAGGACGTTTTAACGAAATTAGAGTTTTAGATCCTGGATTTGATTACGTTGAAACTCCATCTATAGAAATAACTGGAGGAAACGGATCTGGAGCTATTGCAAAGGTAAATACGAAACTAATTTCCCATGAAGTTAGTTTCAACTCTGTTGAAAGTGCTGCTGTTGTAAGTTTAGCATCAACTTCATCCTTAGGATTTACAACATATCACAAATTCAGAAATGGCGAAAGAATCATATACGAAACTTTTAGTCAAAAATCAATAGGTGGATTAACTACATCCGCATCTTACTATGTGAATGTGAGAGATCCATATACTGTTAAACTCCATAAAAACTTTGGTGATGCTATTTCAGGAGTAAATACAGTATCACTGACAAGTTATGGCGTAGGAAACCATTCACTAAAATCTTTTTCTCAAAAATTAGTGGTTGCAAGTGTATCAATTATCAGTCCTGGATCTGGGTATGAGAATAAATTAAGAACTTGCCCATCATCAGGAATTAATACTTCTTTATCAACAATTTCAATTAAAAACCACGGTTATAAAACTGGAGAAATTATAACTTACAATGTCGATGGAACTCAAATAACAGGTTTATCAACAAATACCCAATATTATGTAACTACGGTTGATAACAATACATTTAAGTTATCACAAGTTGGAATTACAACAAATGAAAAAGATTTTTACTTAAAAACAAATCAATTTGTTGATTTAAGTTTTGCTGGGATAGGGACTCATTTATTTAATTATCCAGAGATACAAATAAAAGTTTTAGGATCTGTTGGTATAGCATCAACAGGAAATAATGAATTCAAATGTGTGTTACAACCCATCGTAAGAGGGGAAGTATCTAGTGTTTATTTGAAATCAAATGGATCTTCTTATGGTGTTGAAGATATTATCAACTATTATAGGGCGCCAAATATTAGATTACTCTCTGGAGAAAATGCTCAAGTAACTCCAATTGTTTCTAATGGAAAAGTTGTAGATGTAATTGTTAATAAGAAAGGTAGTTCTTATAATTCACCACCCAATTTAATAATTACTGGAGATGGTGTAGGTGCTATTTTAACCCCAGTTATAAACAATGGGGAGTTAGTTGAAGTTAAAATCATTGAGAGTGGCATTGGATATACCCAAGACCAGACTGGAATAACAGTAACTTCTTCTGGTGTTGGATGTATTTTAGACGCATCAATTACTAGATGGACTATCAATTTATTCTCAAAATATTTAAATTCTGTAAGTGATGATGATGGATTTTTAACAGATCCCATAAACGATGATTATGGTCTTCAATATTCACATCTTTATGCGCCAAGAAATCTAAGAAGAATATTATATTCAAAAAATCAAGAAGGAAACACAATTTATGGCAGAAAAGATCTGATTATTAGGAATAATGTAGAAACTACATCAACTGATCACTCGCCAATAATTGGATGGGCTTATGATGGAAATCCAATTTATGGTCCATATGCTTATATAAGCAGAGCAGGTGGAACTATCACTCAAATGAAATCTGGATATTCAATTTCACTGAATCCATCAAGACCTAGCACATCCATTTATCCAGAAGGATTTTTTGTTGAAGATTACACATATGTAAAATCTGAAGATGAAACCGTCCTAGATGAAAATAATGGAAGATTTTGTATAACTCCAGATTATCCAAAAGGTGTGTATGCATATTTTACAACTCTTAATCCAATAGAATCATCTAGTGGTCCATTTAAGGGATATAAACAACCCGCATTTCCATACTTAATTGGTAATTCATATAAAGCGGTTCCAAATGAGTTTAATTTTAAGAAGGTATCAAATCAAGATGATATTGATTTAAATACAACAAAATGGTTCAGAAATGTTTCTAGTTATAATTTAAATCTCGCAGACTTCAATGGATACGACTACATAATTTCCCCAAATAGATACAAGGAGCAAGTTTCTGACATTAAATTTGCTAAGAAAGGATCTGTAGATACTGTTGGTATATTAACTGGAGGATCAAAATATAAAGTCAATGATTCTATTGTCATAGAAAGTGATGGAACAGGTGGAAGTGGATTCTATGCACAAATATCTAAAGTATCTGGTAAAATAGTAAATACCGTCAGTGTTGCAACATCATCTATATCAAATGTGGAGTTTTACACTGATGGTAACAACAAAAACTTTATTGCTTTTTCAAATAATCCACATAATTTTAAAAATAATGATTTAGTTGTACTGTCGGGCATCAATACAACCGCTTCTTTATTGGAAGGATACTATAATATTGGTGTTTCAACAAATACATTTTCATTGAAAGCAGGAGTTGGTTCTACAGGTGTCACTGGAATAATTACTTATTTTTCTATTGGTGGTAATTTATCTTTCCCCACAATTAGAGAAAACGATATACTGGGAATAGGAACAGAAAGAGTTAAAGTTCTATCAGTTGATCTAAAATCTTCTAGAATAAAAGTTCTAAGATCCGTAGATGGAACAGTAGGATCTTCGCATACTACAACTACAGTTTTATATGAAAAAACTAGAAAATTAATAGTTAAAAATGTAGGATATAAAACATCCTATGATTATAGACTAAACAAAGAAATATATTTCAACCCAGCAGAATCTGTAAGCATAGGCACTTTTTCGGGTGTTGGAATAGGATCAACATTAGTGTTCTCAAATCCTGGAACTGGAGTCTCCTCGGTATTTGTTCCAACTAAAACACTATACTTATCAGGTCATAATTTAAAAACTGGCGACAAGGTTCAATATTATCTAAATGGTGGTGGATTTGGATTGGGAATTTCCACAAATGGAATTTCTTCTTCAAGATTGCAAGATGAATCAATTCTTTATGTTGCAAAAGTTTCGGACGACTTAATTGGTATTGCAACTGTCATGGTTGGTCTTGGATCAACAGGCGTATTCTCTGGTGTTGCAAATACAACTAGAAATATTGGAACACTGTTCTTTAACAGTGTGGGCGATGGAAATAATCACAGTTTCAAAACACTCTATAATGATGTACCAATTGGTAAAATCAGTAAGAATATTGTAACCGTATCTTTAGCAGAAACACACGGTCTTTTAAATAACGATATTGTTGAAATTAGTGTAAATCCATCTATTTCAACATCAATCACAATAGAGTATAATGACTACAATAGAGTTTTAGTTGCCAATCCTAAGGCATTTACCGCTGCTGGAGTTAGCACAACAAATGACACTATAACAATTTTAAATCATGAGTATTACACTGGGGAAAAAGTAATTCACACTTCAACATCTCCAAGTGGAGGATTAGTTAATAATAAAGTTTATTATGTTTATGTTGTAGATACAAATACAATTAAATTAACTACAACACAATATGAATCTTTGCAACCTAGACCATCTTTTGTTGGAATTACCAGCTCTTCTACTGGAGAAATTTTCCAAGTAAATCCAAAAATTGATGTTTATAAAAATACAACTATAAACTTTGATCTTTCAGACTCTTCATTATCATATATTCAAAACTCAAATAATTACCCTGCATTTGAATTTAAAATTTATACAGATAAAGAATTTACTCATGAATATGATAGTAGCAAATCCCTGAATTCATTTGATGTAGGAAAATCTGGTATTATTGGTGTTACTCCAGGTGCAAAAGTAACTCTTAGAGTTGATCAATATACACCAGAGGTGCTTTACTATAAATTAGTACCCCTTGATAATATTTCAAATCCAATTACCAAAAAAGAAATAGTTGTTGATAATTCAATTCCCTCGAATAGTGAAATTATTCCAAGAAATAGTAAGTATAATGGAAAACATCCAATTTTAGTTTCTGGGTCACAATCATTTACATATAATCTAGAAGAGTATCCAGAAAAATCTGCATATGTTTCGGCAGAGTCTGAAATAAAGTATGATACTGACTCAGAAACTGCATTTGGTTCAATCAAACAAGTTGAAATTTTAAATGGTGGTTTCAATTTTAAAAAGATGCCTGGTTTTACTACAGTAACATCAGAATATGGAACAGGAGCAGTATTAGATCTTTCAAGTTCTTCCATAGGAAAAATTGGAAAAGTTCAGATAATGGACATTGGATTTGATTATTCATCTGATTTTACTTTAAGACCTACAACAAAACTTGCAGAGATTGTTCAATTAGAACCTCTTGCATCTTTTGAAAGTATTGGTATTGCTTCGGTTGGAAAGTATTATTCTCTAGCGCCAAAATTATTAGTTTTTGATGGTAGAACAAAACAACTAGTTCCAGAAGTAGATTTAAAATATGATTTAAACACAAATGAGATTCAAATACTTAAGAACACTTTTGGAGTAACAAACGTTCAACCAACAATCATACCGATACAAAATACTAATGGTGTTGGCATCTCAAGTATGCGTTATAATACTACAACAGATGACGTGACAGTATTTTTATCTGTTGGTTTTAGCACTCAAAACACTTTCCCATTTGCTACTAATGATAAAGTATTAATTGAAAATGTTAGTGTTGGTGTTGGATCAACTGGAAAAGGATACAACTCGGCAAATTATAACTATGGTTTATTCACTATTAAATCTGTTGCAGAGAATAGAGGTGGTCTTGGCATTGTAACTTATAGCATGAGTGGATATTTAAACTCTGGTGAAGTACCTGGAAGATTTGATTTTGTAAATTCTTCGGGAATTATTGTTCCAGCAAAATACTTCCCACAATTTAATATTGTACTAAAGAAAAATAACTTTTTAGATGGTGAAAAGGTAATTGATATTACAAATAATGAGTCTTCAGGAAAAGTTTCTGATTGGAACGCTTATACAGAAACCTTAAGAATAGAAACTATTGATGACTTTACTTCTGGTAATACCATTGAGGGTCAAACTTCTAAAACAAGAGGTATTGTAAAAACTGTAACTAATTTTGATTCAAATTATGAGATAGCAGAAAAGTCTAGGGTTCTTAAGGGGTGGGATAGAAATACTGGATTTTTAAATGACAATATTCAAAGATTGCATGATAATGATTATTATCAAAATTTCTCATACTCCTTGAAATCAAAAGTTGATTATAGCACTTGGGAAGATCCTGTAAGTGTGTTAAATCACACAACTGGATTTAAGAAGTTCTCAGATTATCAACTAGAGTCCAAACTTTCTTTTGAAAATGAAACCTCAATGGTAGTGGGAGTTACTACTAACATAACAGGAGTTGATATAATTATTGATATGATTGGAATTGGTGATTTAAATTGTGTTGCTGATTTTGATCTAGTCAGAGAAAATTCTCTATTTATTGGAGCGAATGCATATTCAAATGAATTATACTTCAATAGTAGAACAATTACGGACTATTCAGAATCTATTGGCAACAGAGTTCTAATAATTGATGATATTAGTGATCAGTTTAATAGTTTCCCAAGACCAACTAGATACGCTGAAACTTATAGATGGTTACTTTCTGATACTAAGGCAGTTAAATTCTTGACTTATATCAAGGATAGAAGATACACATCAGAAAGACAATTCATGTTTGTGACTTTCTTAATTGATGATGATAGATTCTCATTTATTAATCAATATGCAAGACTGGAGACAGTTCTAGATCTTGGATCATTTGATGCTATTGTTGATGGATCTGAAGGTGTTCTTCAATTCTACCCAAATAGATTTACTGTAAATGACTATGAAATCAGAACATTATCATTTAATGTCAGAGATAATCTAGTTGCCACAGCGTCTTCTCAATTTGGTGTAACAGAATCTGGAACATCTGTAAAATATGAAGTATTACCACCAGTGGTTGTACCCACATCATCATTAACGAACATTGTTTCAATGGGCACAACTTATTCATCAGCAAAAATGTTGGTTGAAATAAAAGGAAATAATGGAGAATATGAGTTTGATGAGTTGAATCTAACTCACAATGGAACAGATGTTGAGCTATTAGAATATGGTCAGTTGTCTAATCATTCAAGAGATGTTTTCTCAAGCGTTGGTTTAGGTACATATATTGCATATATTTCTGGATCTGATGTGAAGGTTGATTTCAGACCAAGACCTGGAATAGGAGTTACTGTAGCAATATCTAGAGTTTCTTTTGCCAATACTTCTGTTACTGGACTTGGAACCACAACAATTAATTACAATGGAAATTTTGACATGAAATACTTGAGACTGCAATCAAAACAAGTTTCAATAGCATCATCAGCATCACCAACAGAGACAGTTATTGCAACATATCCCAATGTTTATGATGGTGGATATTGTCTGATGTCAGTTAATGATTTGACAAATAATCAAACTTATATGTCAGAAATAATGATTGGTGATGATGATTATGAAGTTTATTATACAGAGTGGGGTGCAGTATATACATCTGGTCCATTGGGCAATGTTGGTGCTGCATTAACAGGAGGTACAATTAATTTAACCTTTACGCCAAATGCAAATACGGATGTTCAGGTTAAGACCTTCTTAAATACGATGAGATTCACTGATGAGAGTCAAACAATCACTAGTATTGCTGATGGAACTTTAGAAACTGAAGCGGCTACCTACTCGGGTACAGAAAGGGATATTAAGAGAGAATTTCCACTAACTCATAAATCATTTAATATCTTCAAAAGAACTTTTGATGGAAGCGATCCCGCAATTGCAAACACAACATCAAATACTATTACAATAGGTAATCACTTCTTTGTAACAGGTGAAGAATTACAATACACCTATGCAGGAGCTGGAACCAGCCAAGCTATTGGTATTGCTTCAACTTCATTTGTTGGTATTGGCACAACTGACAAATTACCTGGAACTGTCTATGTTGTAAAAATTAATGAAAGTAAGATTCAATTTGCCGCAACCGCCGAGGATGCTTTAAAGACAACTCCAAAACTAATAAATCTAACTCACGTTGGAATAGGAACATCGCATACTTTTATATGTAAAAATCAAAACTCAAAAGTCATTGTTGCTGTTGATAATATTATTCAATCCCCAATAGTTTCCACTGCTATTACAACTCAATTAAGAAGAGATGCATCCTCTGCAGATGATATTCTTTATTTCACTGGAATTACATCATTCTTTGGTGGAGACTTGATTAAGATCGGCAGTGAAATTATGAGAATTGAGGGTGTTGGTATTGGATCGACTAATGCAATAAGAGTTAGAAGACCATGGCTAGGAACACTTGAAACTAATTATTATTCTGGTGACTTAATAACTAAGGTAACTGGAAGTTACAATATAGTTGAAAATACTTTAAACTTTGTTGAAGCTCCATATGGTAATATCCCACTAACTACCACAACTAATGCCCCAGATGATAGATATTGGGTTGGCATTTCAACTAATTCTAAGTTCCAAGGTAGAGTATTCTTAAGATCAGGATCCCCAAATACAACTACAGAAACTTATTCCAAAAATTATATCTATGATGATATTAGTTCCGCATTTAATGGAACTAGAAAGGCATTTACTCTGAAATCCAGTAGAAATGACGTATCTGGGATTGCAAATGAAAATATCGTGATGCTAATCAATGATGTTTTCCAAGGACCTGGACTAAGTAATGATTATGCAATGTCAGAGACTTCTGGAATTACCTCAGTTACCTTTACTGGAACAGCATCTTCAGTTGCATATGATCCAAACAATGCAAATATCCCTGTCGGCGGTCTAATTATTTCGGTAGGATCTTCACAAGGATTTGGATATCAATCTTTGGTTTCGGCAGGTGCTACAGCAGTTGTTTCAATTGCAGGAACTATTTCCAATATTGCAATCGGAAACACTGGTTCTGGTTATAGAGCAAATACAAAATATGAGTTAATCACTAATGTAACAAATGAAGTTGGTATAGGATCCACTGTAATTACAATTGACAATAAGAGCAGTGTATTTAAAGCATTAGAACTTGCTAATACTGGTTCCAACTGCACTGTAAGTATAAGCACTTATGTTGCTGGTGCCACCATAGTTTCTTCTGGATCAACATATATTATAATAGGATCTGGATCAACCTCATCAAAATCAATACCTGCAAATTCAACTGTTTATATTTCAATCGCAAATCCACCTGTTGGATATGTTAATGTTGGAGTTGCAAATAGTAACGTTGGTGTTAGTACCATAACCCATGTTGGTATTGCAACAATATACGATGGTCATGTTACTTCAAATGTTTATGTTACAAACCCAGGATCTGGTTATACCTCAACAGGAAATCTCTATGTTGTAATTGATGATCCACTTCCATACTCGGATGTTCCTTTAGTCTATAGTTCTCAGTATCCTTCTGGAATAGGAACACAAGCAACTATTAGTTTTGTTGTTGGTTCTGGAACTAGTATAACTGATTTTGAAATTCAAAATCTTGGATATGGATATGGTCAGGGAGAATATCTAACTGTCCAGTCTGGAGGAATTGCAGGAATTCCAACAACTTCTAGTCCAGACTTTGTAGATTTCACGATCAGTGTTCAAAAAACATTCAATGATAAATTCACAGCATGGAGTATTGGCGAACTTCAAGTATTGGATAAACTAGACGATTTATTTGATGCATCTAGAACTGTATTCCCACTAACTCTTCTTGGGGATTTGATTTCGATTAGATCTGCTAAGGGATCTAATATTGACGTTGAAGCAACTCTATTGATATTCATTAATGACGTTCTTCAAGTCCCAGGTCAAGGTTACACATTCAAAGGTGGGAGTAATATCACATTTACAGAGGCACCAAAACCTGGAGATACTTCAAAAATTATCTTCTATAGGGGAAGTGGATCTATTGACGTTGCTGACATTGAAGTTCTTGATACTGTTAAAGTTGGGGATAATCTAACAATTAAGTCAGATTCTAGTTTTGGGCAACCAGCATCATATACTGAAGATGAAAGAATTGTAACTCAAATAAACACCACTGATACTTTAGAAACTAATACTTATTTTGGCGCTGGTATTGTACAAGATTCAACTTTACTTAGAACAATTACATGGTGCAGACAAACTGAAGATTTATTCATAAACAATAAAGAAGTTGGAAAAGATAGAGAACTTTATGAGGCAAATATCTATCCATCATCTTACTTAATCAAAAATGTTGGAATTGGAACTACTATTGCATATGTTGATAATATTCGTCCATTCTTCAACCAATTAAATGAAAATAATTTAACACTTACTTTCCAAAATTTTATAACTTTTGTATCTCAAGATGTTAAAGTCGGTGCTGCAGCTACTGCAATAGTTTCCGCAACAGGTCAAATATCAAGTTTTGATATCTCTGAGGGTGGATCTGGATATGAAGTTGCGCCAGAAGTTTCATTATCAAATCCTGGAATAGGGACAACCGCAAGAGCAACTGCAACTTCATCTATCACTGCTGGTATTGTTACATCAATATCGCTATCATATTCTGGAACTGGATATACTTCATCAAATCCACCACAAGTATTGATTGAACAACCAGTAATAACCCTTGAAGATAACACAGTAGTATCTTACCAAGGAGACTTCGGAATTGTTAGTGGAATCGCGCAAACTAGCGTTGGTATTGCATCTACTGGTCTTGTATTTGATCTGGTTATCACTCCACAGTCTTTCTTAAGAAACACCAAGATAGTTTCAAGTGCATCTACTGTTAGTGGAATTCAAACTGGATACTACTTTGTAATATACAATTCAAATGTTGGTAATGGACTGACATCAATAAATGGAGATGGATCTGTAATTGGAATAGGAACTAACTTTATTGATAATGTATATAAAGCAGAGTCCGTTTCTATTGCACAAACTGATGCTGTTGGATTTGGTTTAACTTATGTTGCCAAGGTCACCGTAAGCGTTTCCAGTTACAACGGATTAACTGGTTTTGGATATAGTTCTTTCTATGGTGAGTTTAGTTGGGGTAGGATCAATTTAGGACCAAGAGCTGGAATTATTACACATAATGCATATACACAAAATGGGGTAACTGGAATATCAACAGGAACTGTAGTGAAGAGAACAAGACCTCTTAAGTATGTCAATTACTTATCATAAATAAATAAAAAACTTCAAAATGGCAGCAATTATAACTGATCAGATTAGAATACTTAATGCTAAAAACTTTGTAGCGGGGGTAACTACTTCTGATAATTCATATTATGCTTTTATAGGATTACCTAACGCATCTTCTGTACAAAACGATTGGGATACTACACCCCCATCACCAAAAGATTGCTTTGATGATGAGAACGATTATTGGGATACAATGATCGCTCTCAAGAAAATAACACCAACTAATATTAGAAGAGTAGTCCAAAAGAGATCTTGGAAGTCTGGTATTATCTATGACATGTATCGTCATGATTATACCAGAACAAATATTGCTCCTGTTTCTGGTTCAACTAATTTATATTCATCAACATATTATGTTTTGAATAGTGACTATAGGGTTTATATTTGTCTTCAAAATGGTTCAACTCCTGAAACTCCCACAGGAAAACCATCTCTTGATGAACCAACATTTACAGATTTGGAACCAAGATCTGCTGGAAACAGTGGTGATGGTTATATTTGGAAATATCTTTACACTATTAAACCATCAGATATTATTAAATTTGAATCTACTGATTTTATGCCAGTTCCAGATAACTGGGAAAATTCTTCAGATGATGCACCTGTCAGGGAAAATGCAGTAGATGGTGGGATTAAAATTGTCACTATAAAAAATAGAGGAGTTGGAGTAGGAACCGCAAATCAAACATATACAAGAGTTCCCATTAGAGGTGATGGGACTGGTGCGGAATGCACAATGGTTGTTAATGCAGATCAAAAAGTAGAAAGCATAACAGTATCAAGTCAGGGTTCTGGTTATACATATGGCAATGTTGATCTGGCTGCAGGTGGTGCACCAGAAGGATCAACAAAACCCATTTTCAATGTTATTATCCCCCCTAGAGGGGGACATGGTGCGGATATCTATAGAGAGTTGGGTTCATTTAATGTTTTAATGTATGCACGAATTGAAAATGATGTAGAAAATCCAGATTTTATTACAGGTAATCAGGTATCTAGGGTTGGTGTAGTAGAAAATCCAAAAGCATTTGGATCAACTCAAAATCTTTCTTTAGACAAAGCAAGTGCTGTCTATGCAATCAGATTAGTAGGTGCTGGGTATAGTTCTGCTGTCTTTAATCCAGACTCTATTGTAACACAAACAGTTGGTTTAGGACTTACAGCAGCTGGTAAAGTTATTAGTTATGATCAAACAACTGGAGTTCTAAAGTATTGGCAAGATAGAACAATTGCTGGATTCAATACTGTTGGAGCGGCGATAACAAATCCAACTTTTGGATTTAATTTGAATGAATTTACATCATCACCATCTTCTGGTGGAAATGTAAATATTGTTGGTGGATCTATTTTACTTTCTATAAGCACCTCATTTAGTGGTGTTTCGACGGTAATAAATAGTAGGACATACTACCTTGGACAGTCTTTTGTCAATGGTCTTGCAAACCCAGAGGTTCAAAAATACACTGGAAACATAGTTTATGTAGATAATAGACCCTCCATAACAAGATCATCGAATCAAAAAGAGGACATCAAAGTTATATTGCAGTTCTAATCAACTATGGCACAAATCACCAACCTTAATGTTTCCCCTTATTTTGATGACTTTGATTCATATGACAATTTTCATAAGGTTCTTTTTAAACCTGGGTATCCAGTACAGGCTAGAGAGCTAACAACTTTACAATCAATTTTACAAAATCAAATTGAAAAATTTGGACAACATTTTTTCAAGGAAGGTGCTAAAGTAATTCCTGGGAATACTACTTATAATAGATCATATTATTCGGTTGAATTAAATAATACTTATCTTGGTGTTCCAGTAGCAGCATATGCATCTCAATTAGTTGGGACAAAAATTACTGGACAAACATCTGGCGTAACTGCAGTAGTAGAAAAAGTTTTATTACCCCAAGAATCTGAAAGAGGAAATCTGACACTATACGTTAATTATTTGAGTTCCAGTACTCTGAATAATTCAACTTTACAATTTTCTGATGGAGAACTTTTATCAACTACAACAACGATAACTTCGGGTCTCTTAGGAAATAATGTTATTTCTGCAGGAACGCCATTTGGTTCTACTATTGCACAGAATTCGACTTCTATAGGATCAGCATTTTCAATTGGAAATGGTGTCTATTTTATTCGTGGTAATTTTGTAAATGTGGATAGTGAGACTCTCATTTTAAGTCAATATTCCAATACAGCCTCATGTAGAATTGGTCTTTACATAACTGAAGAAATTATAAATTCGGATGAAGACGAAACTCTAAACGATAACTCTCAAGGATTTAATAATTATGCAGCTCCTGGAGCTGATAGATTTAGAATTTCAACTTCTTTATTCAAAAAACCATTAACAGATTTTAATGATAATAATTTTGTAGAATTAGCAGTAGTAGAAAATGGTGTTCTAAGAAGTCAAGTAAGAAACACGCAGTATAGTTTAATTGCAGATGAATTGGCTAGAAGAACTTATGATGAATCTGGCGATTATTACGTAAAACCATTTGATATTTCTGTAAAAGAATCCCTTAATGACAATTTAGGTAACAGGGGAGTTTATAATACAGGGCAATTTACTCAAGCGGGAGGAAATCCGTCAGAAGACCTTGCATTATATCAACTTTCTCCTGGAAAGGCTATTATTAGAGGATATGATGTAGAAACTATAAGTCCAACATTTGTAGATGTTCCCAAACCAAGGACCACAAAAACTTTAAATAACCAATCTTTTGTCTATAATACTGGTTCAAATATACTTGTAAATAGAGTTTATGGAGCACCAATAATTGGTGTTGGAAATACTTACGTTTTAAGTCTTAGAGATAGAAGAGTCGGATTATCAACTATTGATTCGGCAGGGAAAGAAATTGGAGTTGCTCGTGTATATGATTTTGCTTTAGAATCTGGATCATATCAAACTTCCTTACCCCAAATTAATCAGTGGAACTTATCTTTATATGATACTCAACTTGTAACTGAAATTACATTAAACGAGCCAATTACACTAGAGGTCCCAACTTTTGTTAAGGGCAAAAATAGTGGAGCCACCGCATTTATAAAGAATACCGTTAATGCTGGAACTGCATTAACAGTATATGAAAGAAGTGGAAATTTTGTATTAAATGAATCTTTCATTTTTGATGGTATTGAAAATGGTAGGGTTGCTATTGCTATTACAAATTATAGTCTGTCTGATGTGAAATCGGTGTATGGAATAGTAGGATCTGCAAAAACATTTACTGCCGACACAGTACAAGTTTCTAATCATCAAGTAGGTCCATCAAATATAAGTAAAGCTTCAGATTCTGGAATAAGCACTATAACATCAACAAATCCAACTTTCCCAGGGAATGGAAGTATAGTTAAAATTGGAAATATCTTAAAATATAGTGATCCAAATTCAGTGGATCCAACATATGTTAGAGTTGAAAGTGTTGGTGTAACATCAGTCACAGTATCTGGAGTTACAACAGTTTTTGGTGTAGCTAGTGGAAGACTTCCAACTTCAGTTTTATCAGTCTCTAATCTAGAAGTGCTAGTAACAAGTGAAAATGCAGCTACAGATGACACTTTTTACACAAGTCTTCCACACAATAACATTTCTTCTTTAACATTAGTAGATTCTGCAATTACTATTAGAAAATCATTTACAGTTGATATATCTGGAAATCAATTATCATCCGCAGTAGTATCTGGTGATAATGAAACTTTCTTGGCATTCGATGAAGAAAGATATTCTTTAGTTAGATCAAACGGAGTTACAGAACCATTATCCGCTGATAAATTTGCATTCATTAATGGTGGAACACAACTTCAAATTTATGGATTAGGTGGAAATGATTCGGGGGCAAATTTAATCACAACTCTAACTAAAGTAAAACCAACAGCAAAGATAAAGAGAAAAAATAGAGTTAATAGTATTATAATTGATAAATCAAAATACAATGGATCTGGAATAGGTCAAACAACCTTAGGTGATGGTCTTTCATTTGGAAATTATCCATATGGAACTAGAGTTCAAGATGATATAATTTCATTGAATGTATCGGATATTATTCAAATACATGGAATTTATGAATCTATAGACACGGGAAATCCATCTGCACCTAAAGTTGTATTATCATCAATAAGTGGTCCAACTACAACCACTTCGGATTTGATTATTGGTGAGCAAATGGTTGGACAAAGTAGTGGAGCTATAGCAATAGTTGCAGAGAAATTGACCGATAGCCAAATTTCCTATATTTTAAAAAATCAAAATAATTTTGTAGAGGGAGAATCTGTAACATTTGTTGAGTCAAATATTCAATCGGTGATTACAACTCTAGAAGATGTTAGTGCAAATATATCATCAAATTTCAATTTTAACAATGGTCAAAATTCCAATTTCTACAACTATGGATTTGTAAGAAGAAAGTCTAATATTTCAGAACCAACGAGAAGATTGAAAGTTTATTTTTCAAATGGTTTCTATGAATCTACCGATAATGGAGACTTAACGACTGCTGACTCATACGCAGTATTTGATTATACTAAAGAAATTCAAAGAGTAAATGGAGTAAGAAATACTGATATCATTGATATCAGACCAAAAGTTTCCGATTTAACGGTAACTGAAGGATCAAGGTCCCCCTTAGAATTTTACGGAAGAACTTTTAGTTCAACTGGAAATGCTGCATCAAATATTTTAGCCTCGGGCGAATTACTTTTAGTAAGTTATTCTTTCTATTTGGGAAGAATTGATAGAATTTACTTAAGCAAAAGCGGAGTGTTCCAAGTAAAATATGGAACTCCAGCGGAAAAACCAGAAAAACCAGTTTCTGTTGATGAATCTCTAGAAATTGGTACTATAACTTTACCGCCATATCTTTATAATGTAAATCAGGCTTCTATATCTTTCTTAGAGCATAAGAGATTTAGAATGATTGATATTAAACAACTTGAAAATAGAATTAAAAATCTTGAATATTACACTACATTATCACTTTTGGAATCAAATACTCAAAATATGTTTATTCCAGATGAAGCTGGGTTAAATAGATTTAAGTCTGGATTCTTTGTAGATAACTTCACATCACTCAAAGCACAAGAAGATGCCGTTTTTTATAAAAATAGTATTGATTTGAGTAGTGGTCAATTAAGACCTCAACATTATACAAATTCAATTGATTTAATTCAAGGACCAGTTGATGGGATTACAACATTTGATGATTTAAAATTCTTACAACCAGAAGGAATTAATATCAGAAAATCCGAAGACATTATTACACTTGATTATGCGGACGTTGAGTGGTTGAAGCAAACTTTTGCCACGAGAGCTGAATCCGTAACACCATTTATTATTAGTTTCTGGTTGGGTACAATAGAATTAACCCCAGCAACAGATACTTGGGTTGATACTACAAGACTCAGTGCTAAAATTATCGACGTTGAAGGTAACTATACCGAGCAACTTCTTATTGCTACAGAAAAACTGGGAGTAGATCCACAGACAGGATTAAGTCCTGCTGTTTGGGGATCTTGGGAAACTGTATGGACTGGAACAGAGGTTGTTTCAACATCTAGAACAAGAACAGTTACAACTGGTGGAAATATAGTTGTTGGTCAAAATAATATTTGGGCATTTGGAACACATGACGCTTCTCATGGTGTTGGATTCATTGGTCAAGGAATTGTTTATGATACAGTAACAACATCTGTTGTTCAAGAGGAACTTCAAGAAGTTAGAGATACTGGAACATCAACAAGAATTGGAACACAAACTGTTGTAGTTCCAGTATATGATCAAACATCTTTAGGAGACAAAGTTGTAAGTAGAGATGTAGTTCCTTATATGAGATCTAGGAACATAGAATTTGTTGCTAAGAGAATTAAACCATTTACTCAATTTTATGGATTTTTTGATGGTGTAAATGTCACAAAATATTGTGTTCCAAAACTTTTAGAAGTAACAATGATTTCTGGAGTTTTTGAAGTTGGTGAAACTGTAACAGGAACTGTAAGATCAACTGGATTATCCCCATCATATACTGACACCAATCCAAGAATAACGTTTAGAGTTGCTCAGTCAAATCACCAGGAAGGTCCTTATAATGCTCCAATTGTAACATATCCTTTTAATCCATATAATCCAGGTCAAGTATTACCATCATCATATTCCGCAACATCAACTGTCTTAAACGTTGATACTTTCTCACTATCTACTGATACTCAAGGTTCATATAGTGGATACTTGCAAACTGACATGATTTTAGTTGGTTCTACAAGCGGAGCTCAAGCAACAATTAGCAATCTTAGATTGATTACTGATATATCATCAACTTTAATAGGATCATTCTTCATTCCAAATTCAAATGTTGATGTCCATCCTAGATTTGAAACTGGAATAAAGGCATTTAGATTAATCAACAATAATCTGAATGATCAAAATATTGCAACATCAATTGCAGAGGAAAATTTTGAAGCAGCTGGAACTATAGAAACATTACAAGAAAATATTCTTTCAGTTAGAAATGGAAGAATAGAAACTCAAAATCTAACGGAGTCTATTGATGCTTTCAGAACTACTGGAACTCAAGTTATAAATTCAACAACTTTATCATCAACATCAGAAACAAGAGCTGTTGGTTATTATGACCCCCTTGCACAATCTTTCTTTGTAGATGATCCAACAGGAATTTTCATCACAAAATGTGACGTTTTCTTTAGAGAAAAAGATGATACAGATGTTCCTGTTACAATGCAGATAAGAACTGTAGAACTTGGAGTACCAACATCAAAAATCTTACCATTCTCTGAAATAGTTTTAAATCCAAGTCAAGTAAATATTTCTGGAGATAGTTCTGTAGCTACAACTTTTGAATTTAAAGCTCCAATATACTTGGAAGGTCAAAAGGAATATGCAATCGTTCTTCTATCAAACTCTGCAAAATATACAGCGTATGTTTCGAGAGTTGGAGAAATTGATTTACTAACTCAAACTTTTATCTCAAATCAACCATACCTAGGATCACTGTTCAAATCACAAAATGCTTCTACTTGGGATGCAAGTCAGTGGGAAGATTTGAAATTCACTATCTATAGAGCAGACTTCTTACCAGCAGGATCTGTAGAATTCTACAGCCCAGAATTGACAAGAGGAAATAGACAAATTGCAAATCTACTTCCCAATTCAATTCAATTAAATTCTAGAAGAGTAAGAGTTGGAATAACTTCAGCATTGCTAGATACTGGATTAAAGATTGGAAATACTGTTTCTCAACAGGGAATAAATGCAACAGGTAATTATGTAGGTAGTGCTGGTATAGCAACTGGAACTCTTAATATAATTAATGCAGGTATAGGATATACACCATCATCTGGCGCATTCCAGTTTAATGGTGTCCCATTAACGACTTTAACTGGTAGTGGTAGAGGTGCAACTGCAAATATTACTATTGATAATGGAGTTGCCGTTGCTGCAACAGTATTAACTTCTGGAACTGGTTATATTGCTGGCGATGTATTAGGTATTGGAACTATAGGAAATACCTCAATTGGAAGAAATGCAAGACTTTCAGTTGTTTCTATTGGAAATACCTCAGAACTATTATTAGATAACGTTCAAGGAAATTTTGTAGTTGGAGCTTCAAACACTGTAACATACACCAATTCTGTGGGATTAGTTACGACTTTAAATTCTACAACTGGTGGTGGGGTTCAAGTTTCAGAAATAATTACTGTTAGTGACGGTTTGCACATAAAGGTAAATCATAAAAATCATGGTATGTATTTCTCGGACAACTATGTTCAGATTTTTGATGTTGAACCAGATGTAAAACCAACAAAACTTTCTGTTGCATACGATGCGGACTCTGTTTCGGCAATAAGTGTTGATAGCACATCAGATTTCACAACATTTGAGAATGTTGGAGTTGGTACAACTAATCCTGGATATCTTTTAATCGATGAAGAAGTAATTGAATATACTTCAGCGAGTGGTGGAGTGATTTCTGGAAACATTATAAGAGGGTCTAACGCAAAAAATTATCCAGTTGGAACTCCAGTTTATAAGTATGAACTTGGTAAAGTTTCTCTCCAAAGAATTAATAAAGTTCATGATATGAGTGAAGTTACTGTTTCCAATCCAATAACTTTTGACTCATATAACGTAAAACTGGATATGTCTCTGAATGGAGTTGATAGGACAAGTGGGACCAGTTTCCCAATTCTATACTTAAATGAAACTAAATCTACTGGTGGATATAATATAAGAGCAACTCAAAATATGCCATTTGAGATTATAACTCCAATGGTACAGAACCTAACAGTAAAGGGAACTAATTTGAGTGCTGAAATTAGAACTGTTTCAGGATCAAGTATCAGCGGAGATGAAATACCATTTGTTGATCAGGGGTTTGAACCAATTTCTATTAACCAAATTAATTATTTGGATAGCCCTAGATTGGTATGCTCAAAAATTAATGAGGATCAAAACCTAACCAATTTACCTGGGAATAAGTCCATGAATTTGAGACTTATTTTGAATACAACTGATTCTAGAGTAAGTCCAGTTGTTGATACTCAGAGAGTCAGCACTATTTTAACCTCTAACAGAGTTAATAGTGTTATTACAAACTATGCAACCGACAATAGAGTAAATAGTCTTTTTGATGATCCATCCGCATTCCAATATATTTCTAAAGAAATAGTATTGGCTAATCCATCAACATCAATTCAGATTATGGTAGCCTCTCATGTTAATGCTTACAATGACATCAGAGCATTCTATTATATAAGTGAAAATCCAGGTTCAACCCCCGTATTTGTCCCATTCCCAGGATATAACAATCTCGACTATAAGGGTGAAATAATTTCATTTGCTGATAGTAATGGTCTTCCAAACAACTATAATCCACCATCAATACTTACTGGATTTGGTCCATCAGAAATTGAATTCAAAGATACTTTATTTGCCGCAAATAACCTACCATCATTTAAAGCGTTTAGAATAAAATTAGTAATGACATCAACCAGTCAAGTATATGTACCAAGGATTAAAGATTTAAGAGTAATAGCACTTGCTTGATATGAAATATATGAAAATAGAGGGTCACTCAAATTTATTGAGAGACCCCAAAACAAATTCTATTATTAATTTGGATCAATCACAATATCAGAATTATGTTTCTCAAAGAGAAGTGAAGAACAAAGAGAATGAAAAAATACAACATCTTGAACAAGATGTTGCTAGTATGAAGAGTGATCTTAATGAAATCAAATTTCTTTTACGGAGTTTATTGAATGAAACCTGAAGATATTGATCTAGAAAATTTAAGTAAAAGTTTTGAATATTTTAAATTTTGTTCTGAGATAGATAGTATAGATGATATTGATTCCTTAAAAACCATTGCCAAGTGTTATTATAAATTATACCTTAAACAACAAGAAGTTGTATCAAGTTTAGGAGTTATAAATGGCAACTAAAAATATAGTTTTTGATCCAGATTCTGGAGTTGCTTATGGTGTTAATTTGACAATCAATACTGGTGCAACTTTTAATACTAATTTTAATGTCAAAAAATTAGCTGGGACTTCATTTGATTTTAGTGGATATACTGGTTCATCGCAGATGAAAAAAAGTGTTTCTATAGGGTCAAGTGGTCCAGCAGATGCAACTTTTAATGTTGGATTCACAAGTGCTGCTGGAGGCAAATTCAATATATCTTTAGGGGCAACAGCAACAAGATCATTAAAAGAGGGAAGATATGTTTTTGATGTTTTAGTCAGTTCTGGATCAACTGTTTATAGAATTATTGAGGGTAATATTTTAGTAAAACCTGGCATTTCTTCAGCACCATAAATATTTTGAGAGGGACTAACAAATGGCGCAACCATCTACTAGGCAAGAACTGATAGATTACTGTAAGAGAAAACTGGGTGCGCCAGTTTTGGAAATTAACGTAGCTGATGAGCAAATTGATGACTTGGTTGATGACGCTATTCAGTTTTTTCAAGAAAGACACTTTGATGGAGTTTATCCAACTTTCTTCAAATATCAATTCACTCAAGATGATATTGACAGGGGAAGAGCAACACCAAAAAATGCTGGTGTTGGAATTGTAACTACCTCTGTTAGTACTAATATTGCAGGAGTTGCTGTAACTTTTAACTACACAGAAAACAGCAATTACCTACAAATCCCACCCTCAGTTATTGGTGTTAATAAAATTTTCAGATTTGATGGTGCTAACACCATAACAAATAACATATTCAGTGTTAAGTATCAGTTGTTCTTAAATGACATCTATTACTGGGGAACAACAGAACTTCTAAGTTATGCAATGGTAAAAACTTACTTGGAAGATTTAGATTTCTTACTTAATACTCAAAAGCAGATTAGATTTAATAAAAGACAGGACAGACTTTATTTGGATATTGATTGGGGTTCTGTTAGAGTTGGCGAATTTATTGTTATAGATTGCTATGCAGTTTTAGATGGAAATGAATATTCTAAGGTTTGGAATGACTCTTTCCTAAAACCATATCTAACCTCTCTCATTAAGAGACAGTGGGGGCAAAACTTAATTAAGTTCCAAGGTGTTAAATTGCCAGGTGGAGTTGAATTAAATGGTCGTCAAATCTATGACGATGCCCAGAAAGAAATAGATATGTTGATGGAAAAAATGTCTAATACTTATGAACTTCCACCATACGACATGATAGGATAATCGTATGTTAAACCCATACTTTCAACAGGGATCTGCAAGCGAGAGAAGTTTAGTTCAAGATCTTATTAATGAACATCTAAGAATGTATGGTGTTGAAGTCTTTTACTTGCCAAGAAAATATATTACGGAAAAAACAGTATTAAAAGAAGTCATCGAATCAGTTTTTGATGAAGCACTTCCAATTGAGGCTTATGTTGAAAACTTTGAAGGATATGGAGACAATCAAACAATACTATCAAAATTTGGTATTCAAGCACTGAATGAACTAACCCTAACAATATCTAGAGAGAGATTTGTAACTTATATTACACCTCTCATAAAAAATAATCAAAATGTAAAGTTATCCACCAGACCAAAAGAGGGAGATCTTGTTTATTTTCCCTTGGGAGATCGTCTTTTTGAAGTTAAATATGTAGAGCATGAAAAACCATTCTATCAACTTCAAGGAAATTATACTTATGAATTGAAATGTGAGTTGTTCCGTTACGAAGATGAAGTCATTGATACTGGAATAACAGAGATTGATGATTTACTAAGTACAGGAGCTGGTGGTGGAACTGGAACAGGATCTGAAGATGATCCTACAACTAAACTTGGAATAACTCAAATATTAACTCTAGTCGGAACAGGAGTTACTGCCACTGCGATTACTAATATAATTAACGGTGGTATAAGATTCTTTACCGTTAAAAATAGAGGTGGTGGATATACTTATTCGCCAAGGGTTGCAATATCGTCCGCACCTTCTGGTGGATTGACTGGTATTGGATCCGCAACAATGATTGGTGGTATAGTTGTTTGTACAGACAACGTAGCTCCTGGAACATTGTCAGTACAGTCAGTTGAAGTAATAAATCCAGGTTATGGATATACAATTGCACCCAAAGTTGCATTTTTTGGTAATGGTTCTGGAGCTGCTGCAACTTGCACAATAGGTGATGGTGTAGTTGGAATTATATCCATAACAGGAGGAGGTTCTGGTTACACTACATCCCCAACAATTACTTTTACTGGAATTTCTTCAGTTTCTGCTGCCGCAACTGCCGTTGTTAGTTCTGCTGGAACTATCTCTCAGATTAGAATTACAAATGCTGGTCTTGGATATACTCAGGTTCCAACTATTACAATATCCTCACCATCAATGGCATCCACTGGAGACTTTATTTTTAATGAAATTGTGACTGGTTCCGTGAGTGGAACAACTGCGAGAGTAAGATCTTGGAATTCTGTAACTAATAAATTAGAAGTTTATCAAGTTAATGGGTCATTTAAAATCAGTGAAAATATAGTAGGATCAGAATCTGGAGCATCTCACGCCTTAAGAGTAATAAATTCTGATCCAGTGGATGACGGTTATGCGGATAATAGTGATATAGAAATTGAAGCAGATAAGATTATAGATTTTTCTGAGAGAAATCCCTTTGGGATGCCATAAACATAAATATTAGTTATCATACAGGATCTTTAATATGTTTGAGTATTTCTATAACGAAATTTTAAGAAAAACTGTAATCTCCTTTGGTTCTCTTTTTAATGACATTTCCATAAAACACACAGACAATGAAGGTAATGTCAAAAGTGTAATCAAAGTTCCTTTGGCTTATGGTCCTACTCAAAAATTTCTTGCAAGGTTAGAACAATCTCCAGATCTGAATAAATCAACTCAAATAACATTACCAAGAATGTCATTTGAATTCACTGGTTTGACATACGATCCTGCAAGAAAAGTAACAACTACTCAATCATTTACTACAAAAGATCCAACTAACGGGACAGAAACAAAAAAAGCATATTTGCCAGTTCCATACAGTATGGCTTTTGAACTTAGCATCATGTCAAAATTAAATGATGATGCTCTTCAAATAGTTGAGCAGATTTTACCATATTTCCAACCATCTTATAATTTAACAGTTGAATTGGTTGATAGTATTAATGAAAAGAGAGATATTCCAATTATATTGGAAAATATCACAATGCAAGATGATTACGAAGGTAATTTTACTACACGTAGAGTATTAACATACACTTTAAGATTTACAGCAAAAACATATCTGTTTGGACCAGTATCTACTGCAACCAAAGATATTGTCAAAAAGGCTACTGTCAGTTACATCACTGGAGGAAGCACAGACAATCCAACAAGAGAAGTTGTTTATTCTTCAGAAGCGAGAGCTATCAAGAATTATACTGGAAATGTTATTACCAATCTTGCAAAAGATGTAACTACAACGGATATTTTAATTACCGTCAATGATGCGTCTTCAATTGTTAAAAATAGTTATATAGATCTTGAGGGTGAAGAGTTATATGTAAAATTAGTTTCTGGAAATGTATTGACAGTTGTTCGTGGATCTGACAAAACAACTATAACTTCTCACTTGTCTGGGGCTGAGGTTAAATCAATAACGACAGCAGATAATGACCTAATAGAAGAAGGCGATGACTTTGGATTTAGTGGTACAACTTTATGAGAATGACAAAAAACTTTGATGGGTTGGAAGATGCACTTAATGTAGATACTGAAATAGTTTCTACAGAAAAAGAGGAAACTTCTATTGAGAAGATGGAAAAAGTATCATCAACTATGGATGATATTAAAAAAGACTATGATTATACCAGAGGAAATTTATACTCTATTATTGAAAAAGGGCAAGAAGCAATTAACGGAATACTTGAACTAGCACAAGAAAGTGAAATGCCTAGAGCATATGAAGTTGCTGGTCAGTTAATTAAAAATGTTGCTGATGCAACAGATAAATTAATGGATCTTCAAAAGAAACTCAAAGATATTGAAGAAGATCGTGGTGTTAGAGGTCCAACAACTGTTAATAATGCTCTTTTTGTTGGATCCACTGCAGATCTTACAAAGTTCCTAAAACAGCAAAGTCAAAATGAAAACGTTTAAGCAATTTCAAGAAGACTGGACGAATAAATATAAAAAGAGTATTGATTGCTCAAATCCAAAAGGATTTTCTCAACGCGCTCATTGTGCGGGAAGAAAAA